TTTTGTATTGCACCCATTATTGCAGGATTATTTCTAACCATGTTAGTTGACATAAAATTTAAGTGTGCAGTTATGTGGGCTCTATGATCTTGGCCTGGAAAAGCTTGGAAAGGTTTACCTGCAAGAGCGTTTATATGCTCCATGCTAGGATCCATTGGTGCGTTTGGTGCAGGCGGGGGTAAAACTGCATCTACATTTTTAACACCTATGGCCTCATACATGTTTCTATATACTTGATACAAGTTATGTATGTTAGGGTTAGATGTTGCGAGTTGTAACTGTGTTTGCGCTAAAGTAATTCTTTGTGACATTGAAAATATGTTAGGGTCTGCAACTGGTATGACATCTATTCTATCGTCAAAGTCTGCTTGTTTAATATTTCTTGCACCACCTACAACGTCATATGGATATTCTGGTGGTAAGTATTGTGATACAACTTTAGATAATAATTTAAACTCATCTTTCATAGCTGCGTAACATCTTTTGTGTATAGCGGACATTACTCTTGAACCACGTTCTAGAAGTGCAATAGTTGTTCCAACAGCGGCGGCTTGATTACTATCTCCTACTTGCATATCAGCTATAGCTGCAAACCTTTGGCCTGCAGATACAACTACACCTAATAAGTTTAATAAAGTTTGTGATGGCTCTTTATACGGCAGAGGAAAGAAAGCATCTCTTAGATTACCACCTGGTGCATCTACATCTTTAAACTCACCTGGTTGTATTGGTGACGCTTCATCTCTAACTCTTACACCCCTTTGTTTAAATCCTGCAGGTAAGTTGGATAATGTTCCTGCATCTAATAATTGACGGAGAGCAGCTGTTGCTGTTCTGCTCAATCCGCCAATCATGTGTATCAACCCAAAGCCATAAAAACCAAGTCCTGGCAGAAATTTAAAATGGACGAAATATTGGATTTTATTTTTCTTTAGATCATCGGGCGCATAGTTCCTTCTTATAGATAGAACTGTTCGGCTACCTTCTTCTACAGTTACTATGTAGGGTAATTTTATTCCTGTTGCTTGACCTTGGCTATCAACGTCTTCAAAACCTTCTAAGTCTAAATTTACATGACACTCTAACAGAGTATAAATTGTTTCTTGTTTACCAGATTTTTTAGTGCCATCTAACTCACGTTCTTTTTTCTCTACAGAGTTTTGCTCAACACTACTTGGTGGTGCTAACTCTACGTCAGTATAAAAACCATTTACTTGTTGTTTTCTTAATTCATTCTCAGATATTTTAACGACGTGTATTACAGCCTCTGCGTCTTCAATTGAAGTTGCAGTGTAAGGCACGATTAATTCATCTGCAGGTACGAATTTAGATACAACTCTACCTAGCGGTACATCGTAGTAAACTTTTTTAAATGTAGAACCTGCAAGTGGTAAATGAAATAACATGGAATCAAACTCCTCTTCGTATTCTTTCATTTGATCCATGATTAAATAATTCATGTAATCTTTTACACGTTGTGCTTGTTGTTCTGTTTGCGGACTTTTAACTCCTATAATTTGTGTTCTTACAGGTCCGTCACTCGGTAATAATTCTTTATAAGCTTGTGCTTGAAACTGTGTTACAGCTTCAGCTAGAACAGGGTGCGTTGCACCACTTGCTCCTTGAAATGGCTCTGTTCTATTTTCATATTTAAATCCTAATAAATCTAAACCTTGAGTGTAAGATTGTTCCCAATCTTTTCTTGACGCTTTGTAGTCCATGTAATTCTGAACCATGTCAGAGCCAATAGGATCTAAAATATCTTCAGGTAATATATCTGCTAAGTTATCAAAATGATTTTCTGTTCCAGGTATATTGATTGAACCTGGTTCAAAGTCGATAGTTGCACCACCATCGTCCTCTGGTATTACTTCGACAGGTGGTTTTTCTACAATTTCTTCTTGCTCAACAACTTCTTCAGCTGGTAGCTTGATTTCTGCTCTTACTTCGTTGGGAAGCGATTTGTCTATTTCTGCCATTTAATTTCTCCAGTCTAAAGCTTTTAACTTGTTTTAAAGGAACATTCAACCCTTGAGGGTTAGGTCCGCGTAAAGGTGGTATTGTGGTTGTTAATTTTTTAATCATTACTCACCTAACATTCTAGCTAAACCACCACTAGCAAAACCATACTGACCACCTCTTCTATCTTCTCTAGCGGTTTGTCTTTCTTGTTTTTGAAAACCTCCACTAGTTCCTGGTTTAGTTGTGCCTGTTACGGTGGTGGTTGGTTTTGTATCACGACCTCCAGGTGTTCCAGGTTTCGTGGTTCCTGTAACAGTTGTAGTTGGTTTTGAATCTCTTTGATTTTGAATATTTTCTAAAGCTCTTTTTCTAGCCTCTTCAATTTGTTTAACACGGTCGGCTCTTAAATTCATTAAAACAGGATCAAAAGCAAATCTTGGTTTTACTTCATAGTCTCCCAATAATTTTTCATACAATTCTTCTGTAGTTGTACCTGTTGGAGCAAAGGCTCCTTTAAAATTACTTACGGTATCTTCATAGGCTTGACTAAAAGCATCCTTAACACTCGTATTAGGATCTAAAATTCCTGACACCAAATCTCCTATTTCTTTAACAGTTCCTAAACCAAAAGAACCTATGCCACCAGAAAGATATCCCAAAGATCCAAACTTACCTTTTCCTAAAGCTTCTGCAACTAAATTTGATGCTGCTTGGTGTCTAAAATCAGATGGTGCTCCTGTAGCTGCATCAAAGGATCCTGGAAAGTTAGCACCAGTTATTTGATCTACTCCAGTTATTTCATCAAACTTACCTACAGCTTTTGTTGCTAAATCTTTTAATTTTTCTTTAGAGTCCTCGTTATACTCTGTGCCGTCTTGATAATTAACACGACCACCTTTAGCGAGTGAAGTTATACCAAGTTTACCCAAAGTTAAATCTTCATCGCTTATTACTTTACCTGCTTCAAAAGCATCGTATAAATTTATAACATCCCTAGCGTTTAAACTTCCTATTCCGAGCGCTGGATTAAAACCATATATCGCAGCTCTAAGTATGTTAGGTCCAAATCTTTCTAAAAAAGATTGATTACCTGTAATTCTTCTAATTTGTTTTGGTTTTAAATTTGTTCGTGTAGCTAAAAAATTTGTAAAATTTTGTACATCGCTTGCTCTATCGTCTGGTGCACTAGGTGGTTTGTCACTAGTTCTAACATCACCAGTAGGAGAAATATCTACGCTTTGTCCCCCCACGTTTCCTTGTGAGTCTGCAACAGTTCCCATGTCAGCACCACCTTTAAAACCTATCCTACCACCTTTGGCAAATTCAGATAATTTCATTAATAATAATTCCTTTTAGGTCTTGGTTCTTTTTGATCTATGTAATCTTCAGGGTGGTCAATCAATCCACCTTGTCTAAAACGCATGATTGCCTGTGTTGTACTATCAACCAAGTCATCATGATCGCCATATGGGAACGCTGCACATTCCTCTATGACCTCCTCGGCAAATTTTTGCTCTGGAGCCCATATCATACCACTTTCAAACAAAGGTGCAACCGCATTTACACGAGCGTGCTTATCGTTTCCTTTGGAGGGGCTGAAGTTCACGACTGGTATATCCATCTTCCTCAACTCATAAGTCAACGGCAATCCACTTGCTTTTGCCTCAACAATCACCGTTTCAGGTTTCCAATACTCGTATTGTTCAAGGGCCAATCTTCGAAGTTCTGGAAACTCGTATCTGCCTTTGATAGCATCGAGTAATATTAAATTAGCGCCCTCATCCTCTGATGGATAAAATACTCCCCATGTAGTTATGGCACTGTAATCTGCTGTTTCTTTTTTAAGAAACGCTGTGTCGTAAGATTGTATCACATGTTGTAACTGTGGAATATTTTCATCCGTATAAGTTCTCCACCACTCTCGTTTTAATATTGCTCCTTCTTCTGCTGTTGGGTTTTGCATCCACTGTGCATTCCATTTAGCAACAGGCAAAGTTGCTTTTACTTTTTCTAGTTCGTCTTGCTTCCAATATTCAGGCCACACTGGTCCATGTTCCATGATTGCTGGAAACTCAACCACGTGCCATTGATCAGCTTTAACCTCGCTTTGATTTTTAACAAGCATGCCAGTTAGATCTTTTGTGCTCCATCTAGTCATAACTAAAACTATTTTACCGCCAGGCTGCATCCTTTGTCGTGGGCCAGAGGTGTACCACTCATAGGCTCCCTCTAATGCGACCTTGGACATTGCATCTTGTTCTGAGTGTGGGTCGTCTATGATTAATAGATCTGCACCACGACCCGTAATCGCACCACCAACACCAGCTGCGAAGTATTCACCACCATCTGATGTCTCCCAACGTCCTGCTGCTTTACTATCTTC